CCATCAAGGACAAATTCAAGGTCGACGCGAACGGCAAGCTGACGTGCACGGGGGCTGAGATCGGCGGAACGATCAACGCGACGGATCTGAAGCTCGACGGTACGAGCATCCAGAAGAAGCTCAAGCAGATCATGGATGAGATCAACATCATCAGCAACGGTCTTGAGATCGCGGGTACGAACTTCTCGAACGGCAAGATCAGCGGCGCGGAGGGCAGTCTGCAGTTTACGTCCTCCAGCTCGGCGGCCTATGCGGTCGACCTGTCCGGTCCGGCGGTGCGCGTGCGCTCGACAAGCGGCGATGTGTATCTGCAGAACGCGGCTGGGACAGCCAGTATGCAGATAAAATCGGACGGTAGTATCCGGTTTATCGCTTCCGGCGGCGTAAGCGGCATTACGCCGGTGTTCGGATAAGGGGGCTGGCTGAATGGCAACGCTATCCGGCGCGTCGGGTACGCCGACAAGTATCACGCTGACGGTATCCGGTATGTCGTCAACGACGAAGTACAAACGGAAATATGAATATATCCTTGCGGGACAGGTCATGGCGACGGTGACGGACTCGACTGCGGGCACGACAACGGCCAGCAGGATCATTACCGGGCTGACGCCGGACACGCTGTATATCTGCCGCGTGCGGATCTACAACAGCAACACGGGGGCGCTTGTCGCCGAGACAAACTCCATCAGCGTGCGGACGCTGGCACAGTCGACCTCGCAGGCGACGGTCAGCATTCTAAACTTCCTGGATAACCTGACGCAGCTGGCGAGTGGGTCCTTCAAAGGCGATATCGGAGATACGTTTTACATTTCGGCCGCGGGCACGCAGTATCAGACGTACTCGCAGCAGTATCATTTCCTGTACTTCCGGCTCTCGTCGCAGAACTACAACACGGAGCACGACGCGAGCTACCCGATCCCCATCCAGGAGGGGCAGACCGTCAAGGTCTACTACCAGAGCAAGACCACGACGATTCCGATCTACAACTACCTGGACGGGCAGCACACGCTGTCAGACGGGTCCGTCTCCGGCACGATCGGCAATACGTTTTTCCTGTCTATGTCCGGCACGCAGTACCAGACGTATTCGCAGGAGTATGAATTCCAGTATTTCAGGCTCGCGTCGGAAGGGTATGCGACAAATCACGCGGCGACGGAAACGATCCCCATTACGAGCGGGCAGGCCGTGCGCGTGTACTACAAGACGAAGATCACGGCAGTCGCACCATACATCAGCGGAGTCACGCTGACGAAGAACACGGCGACGGTCGCGTGGGACAAAAACGGCGGCGGGTACGGAAGCTGGACGCTCTACTGGGGAAAGACGAGCTATACGGCGATCGGATCGCAGTCGATCGGCAGCTCACCGGTGACGGTCTCGGGGCTGGACCCGGGCACGACGTATTATTTCTGGATCGTCAACAAGGCCGGGACGGACTCGAAGACGTCCAACACCGTATCCGGCGAGACGAAGGCGCAGATCGCGGCCTTCGCGTGGACGAGCGAGGATGCGGCGTATATCGCGGCAGGGAAGGCCGTGACATACCTGACGGCGGCGAGCTGGAACCGGCTGACGGCGAAGATCAACGAGGTCCGGGCCGCCAGAGGCTACGGGAGCATTTCCTTCACGACGGCCTACGCCGGGCAGACGATCACGGCGGCCATCTACAACGAGGCGGCAAACGCCATCGGGAATCTGGCAGGCGCGGGAAGCGTCAGCACGGTATCGGCAGGGACGAAGCTGGAAGCGACGTACTTTGCAAACAGCTATTCTGCGCTCAAGGAAGCGCTCAACCGGGCAATCAGCAGTTATAACGGATAGGAGGAGCTATGAATATCACAAAAGCAGTGGTGCAGCTGCGGGGACGGCTGATCGAGGCCATCAACGAGGCGGGGCTGCCGCCGGTCATCGTGGGCTTTGTGCTGGACGGGATCCAGAACGAGGTGGCAAGACTCACGGCGGAAGACCTGCGGAAGGAGGAAGCGGACAATGCAGACAGAGCAGATGCAGACGACCATGCAGAATGACACGGCGAGCGGGCTGACGGCGCGAAAGGCCATCGGCGAAGAGCAGGCCAGAAAGGCCATGGACACGCTGCAGAAATACCGGCAGGGCAAGAGCGCGCTGGAGGCGCGGGTTATTGCGTCGGAGGACTGGTGGCGCATGCGCAGCTGGCAGCGGATCCAGAAGGGAAACCCGGAGGATGACAAGTGGACGTCGGCGTGGCTCTTCAACGTCATCATGGGCAAGCACGCGGACGCGATCGCGGCCTATCCGGCCCCGGCCATCCGCCCGCGGGAACCGGACGACCGGGAGGAGGCAGCGAAGCTTTCCTCGGTGCTGCCGGTCATTCTGGAACAGAACGACTTCGAAGAGGTCTATTCGGACAGCCAGTGGACGAAGCTCAAGCAGGGCACGCTCATCTGGCACGTGAAGTGGGATTCTTCGAAGCTGAACGGCCTCGGGGATATCTCGGTGCAGCCGGTGGATATTCTGTCTTTCTTCTGGGAGCCGGGCGTCCGGGATCTGCAGAAGTCGAAGAACATCTTCCTGACGGAGATGGTGGACAACGATCTGCTGCTCGCGAAATACCCGGAGCTGCAGGGAAAGCTCAACTCCAATCCGCAGATCCAGCAGAAGTACAACACGGACGACGTCATCAATTTTGACAACAAGTCGATGGTGGTGGACTGGTATTACAAGAAATATCAGAACGGACGGCAGGTGCTGCACTTTGCGAAGCTGGTGGGCGACACCATCCTGCAGGCGACGGAGAACGACACAGAGCAGCGGTATGACACGATGACCATGCCGGACGGCAGCATCGTGCAGCAGCCGGTCGGAAAGCCAATGGCGGAGACGGGCTTGTATGACGACGGGGAATACCCGTTCGTGGTCGACGCGCTGTTCCCGGTGGAGGGGAGCATAGCGGGATACGGATATATCGACATCGGCAAGTCGACGCAGGAGCAGATCGACCGGATGAACCAGGCGATCGTGAAGAACGCGATCATGACGACGACGCCTCGGTGGTTCAAGCGGTCGGACGGGTCGGTCAATGAGCAGGAATTCGCGGACTGGACGAAGCCGTTTGTACATGTGGACGGGAATCTGGGGCAGGACAGTCTGGTTCCGATCCAGGTGAACATGCTCAACAGCAATTACATTGCGATCTTGCAGAACAAAATTGAGGAGCTCAAGTGGACGACGGGAAACACGGACGTCAACAACGGCGCGACAAACTCCGGCGTGACGGCGGCCTCGGCCATTGCAGCGCTGCAGGAGGCGTCAGGCCGGAGCAGCAAGGACTCCACAAAGTCGGCTTACCGGGCCTACGCGCGGATGATCCGGATGGTCATTGAGCGCATCCGGCAGTTCTATGATCTGCCGCGGCAGTTCCGGATCATCGGGCAGCGCGGGGCAGAGCAGTTCGTACAGTACAGCAATCAGGGGCTGCAGCCACAGACGCTCTACGGCGCGAACGGACAGCCGGACGGGCTGCGGAAACCGGTCTTCGACATTGAGGTCTCGGCGCAGAAGGCAAGCGAGTACGCGTCCATGGCGCAGAACGAGCTGGCGCTGCAGTTCTTCCAGCTGGGGTTCTTCAACCCACAGATGGTGGACCAGACGCTTGCAACGCTGGACATGATGGACTTTGACGGGAAGGACTCAATCATCCAGAAGGTCCAGGAGAACGCGGACCTGCAGCAGCGGCTGGTCGAGTGGCAGCAGCTGGCGCTGGCGTTGGCAGACCGGTACGATCCGGTCATGGGTGAGGGGCTGGCGCAGCAGATCCTGCAGGAGGGCGGACAGGCAGTCCCTCAGGCGAGCGCCGCGGCAGCGGAGAAGCCGGAGATCAACACAGGCGAGACGCAGGAGCCGAAGATCGTGGAGAATGCGCGCAAAAAGTCGGAAGAAAGCACGCAGCCGGGATAAGAACCGACGCTTGCGGCGGCCCGTCCTGGCGGGATTATTTCTGCCGCGGCGTGGGGTGAAGTTGGGGAAAGTTTGTGATACGATGATTTTAGAATAAACGCCAGAAAGGAATTTACAGCATGGAAGGCGAATTCACGGGCGCAAGCGCTCAGACCATGGGCGCAGCTGACGTCGCCGGTCAGCAGAGCGGGCAGGAGGCAGCCGCACAGGCGCAGGTGCAGCAGCAGCCGGTCAACGTCCCCGACGCTCAGGGACAGGGTACACAGGAAGAAACGTTCGACAGTCTGATCCGGGGCCGCTACAAGCAGGACTTTGATTCTGCGGTGCAGAAGGTCGTAAAGCAGCGCGTGCGCGGGCTGAACCAGTACAAGGGGCAGGCCGAGGCGATGGCGCCGATCATCGACCAGCTGGGCGCGCTCTATGGGATCGACACGTCGGACCCGAGGAAGACGGACTTCGCGGCACTGGCACAGCGCTTTTCCGCTGACGAGCGGCTTTATAGCGCAGAGGCCATGGAAAAGGGCATGTCGGCGGACGCTCTCAAGAAGGAGTACGCCGGAAGGGCCGAGAATACGGCCATGCGGCGGCAGCTGCAGGAGTACCAGATGCGAGAAGCCTTCGCCGGGATCCAGGCAGACTTCGCCCGGGATGTGACGGCGCGGTACGGCGCGGACTTTGAGACCGAGATGCAGAACCCGGATTTTGCGCGGCTCATGGGCGCGGGCGTGCCGCCGAAGACGGCCTATGAGGTCATCCATCAGCAGGAGATCGCACAGGCACAGGCGCAGCTGGTGGCGAACCAGGCGCGGGAGAACGTCATGCGGACCATCCAGGCGCAGGGCGCGCGGCCGCAGGAGATCGGCTCCGGCGCTGCGGGCGGAGAGAACGTCCCGATGAAAACACACTGGTCACGCGCGGAGGTGGAGGACATGCGCCGCCGCGCGGCAAGAGGGGAGCGAGTGATCCCCTGAGAAAGGAGATAGGAAATCATGTTTAAATCCAAAGTCGGATTTCAGTTTTTTGCTGACGCCGGTACGCTCGTCAACGCGACCGGCAACTACGTAAACGCAGGCACCGGTCAGACGACCGCATTCAGCGGCAACGACACGCTGGCGCTGACCATGAAGACGTTCTACGACACGCAGCTGCTCGAGAACGCACGGCCGAACCTCGTGCATGCGCAGCTGGCAGGCCGTCAGCTGCTGCCGCGCAACCATGGCAAGACCGTGGAGTGGCGCAAGTGGAACACGCTGCCGGATGCGGAGGAGCTGACCGAAGGCGTCATCCCGACCGGCCAGAAGATGGGACAGACCAGCATGATCGGCGCACTCAAGCAGATCGGCCTGTACGTGACTGTTTCCGATCAGCTCGAACTGCATGCGCTGGACAACGTCATCCTCGGCGCGACCGAAGAGCTCGGCGCTTCCGCGGGTACGTCCATCGACAAGCGCGTGCGCGACGCGGCCGCGGCAGGCTCGAATGTGCAGTACTGCGACAAGGTTGCAACGGGCGGCGCGCATACGGAAGTCACCAGCCGTGCGGGCCTCGACCTGACGGCCAAGCTGACGCCGGACGAGGTCAACAAGGCCGTGACGACGCTGAAGAAGATGAAGGCCCCGAAGATCGACGGCAAGTACGTCGCCATCATCCACCCGTCGGTCGCATACGACCTGCGGTCCTCGAACGCATGGGTCGAGGCGCACAAGTATGCAGACGTCACGCCGCTGTTCTCGGGTGAGATCGGCGAGTTGCACGGCGTGCGCTTCGTCGAGACGACGGAAGCGAAGATCTTCAACAACTCGACCTGCCCGGTCAAGACTGCAGCGGCTGACGGAAACCCGGCGGTCTACTACAGCGTGTACGCGACGCTGTTCCTCGGCAAGGACGCATACAAGATGATCGACCCGGAGGGCGGCAATCTTGAGATGATCATTAAGAACAAGGGACAGATCGGCGGCCCGCTGGATCAGTTCTCTACCGTCGGCTACAAGGCCGAGATGGCGGCAAAGCTGCTGTATGAGGACCGCATGGTCCGCGTGGAGAGCTGCAGCGCATACTCCGGCACGGACGAGGCAAACTGAGAAAGGAGCACATAACATGACAACGAAAGAGACCGCCACGGCGGCTGTACAGGCAAACCAGGAAGACGTGTGGAACGTCATGAAGACGATCTACCTGCCCCGCGGGCAGGGAAATGAGGAGCAGAGCCGCTTCGTGGCGGTAAACGGACGGACGTTTCAGGTGCCGAAGGGCAAGGACGTGCAGGTCCCGCTGCCGGTGTATGAAGTCCTGATGAACGCGCGGATGGCGGAGGAGGTAGCCTTCCGCCGCGCGCAGGCGGACAACTGACAAGTGAATGCCCATGACGGCATGAAGCAGAGGAAGGGGCAGAAATGCCCCTTCTTTTGGTAAGGAGGAAAAATGAAAATTCGGGAAGCGATCGAGACGGTCGACCGGTTACTGCCGAACCAGTACGAGACGCCGGACAAGGTCCGGTGGCTGTCGGAGCTGGACGGAATCGTGTATCGGGATATCATCTGCACGCACGAGCACGAGAAGGAACCGGAGCCGTTCACGGGCTATGGGGAGGACGTGGATCTGGAAACGGAGCTGCTGATCCCATGGCCGTATGATGAGATCTACCGCTGGTATCTGGGGATGAAGATCTGCGATGCCAACGGGGAGACGACGAAGTATGCAAACGAGGCGGCGAAGTACAACAGCTACTATCAGGGGTACTTCAATGCCTACAATCAGGCGTACATGCCGAAGCAGTACGCGACACATTTCAAGCTTTAAGGCGGTGAGACTATGAGCGTATATCGAGTAGAGTCGGGCGGCAGGGCACCGGCGGGGCTTTCGGCCGGCGACGAGGTCGTGACCGGCGGCGGCACGTACCGCATCACGGGCGTGAACGCGGACGGCAGCTACCAGTCGCAGCTGGTGAACAAGAACCAGACGACGCGGAACTACGGCGGCAGCTATCAGACCAGGAACAGCCCCTACACCATGTCCGGCGTGTCGGACTACACGAGAAGCAAGCTGAACGGGCTGGAGAGCGGGTACACGCCGTCGGGCAGCGTACAGGCGGCGCAGGCGTATCTGGAGCAGGTCAAGGCCAGCAAGCCGGGCGCGTATCAATCGCGCTGGGACGATGAGCTGACGAGCCTGTATGACCAGATCCGGAACCGGAAGAAATTCACCTATGATATGGGGACGGATCCTCTGTACCAGCAGTACCGGGAGCAGTATCAGCGTCTCGGGCGGCTGGCCATGCAGGACACGATGGGGCAGGCGGCGGCACTCACGGGCGGCTATGGCTCAACATACGGTGAGCAGGTGGGCCAGCAGGCGTACAATGCGTATCTGCAGAACCTCAACGACATCGTGCCGCAGCTGCAGCAGCAGGCATATCAGCGGTATCAGGATGAGGGGACGGACCTTTATAACCAGTACAGCCTCGTGAAGGGCCGGGAAGATACGGACTACGGCCGGTACCGGGATACGGTCAGCGATTATTATTCGGATCTTTCGGATGCGCGGAGCGCGTACAACTCGGAGCGGTCGCTGGACCAGAGCCAGTGGGCGACGATGCTTGACTACTGGGCGCAGAAGGCCAACAGCGAGAACGCCGCCTACCTGCAGGCGCTGGCGGCGGAGCAGGCCGCGGCGAAGAAATCCGGCGGCGGAGGCGGCGGTGGGAGAAGCAGTTCCGGCAGAACCGGAAAGGGGTACATCGACAACACGTACAACAAAGGCGGATCGGGCGGTGCGCAGGCGCAGACCTACAACCAGCTCAAACGCGGCATGACCGAGTGGATCCAGGCCGGGCAGAAGCAGAAGGCATATGAGCTGTTCGCCGGGGTAGCTGGGCAGCTGAGTCTTTCCAGCGCGGCGGGAAAGAAACAGTATAACGAGCTGGTGACGATCCTGAACCGTGCGGGCTTCGGGATCCCGCTGGAACGATAAGGAGGCGGACATGGCAAAGAAGAGGCGGACAGGGCTGGATGCCCTGCAGGAATACGAAGCTGGCAGCGGATACGCTGCCAGCTCTGCGACGTCTTACGGGCAGACGCAGACACAGGGAAAGACCACAACGTTCAAACGGAGCGGGCTTGACGCGCTGCGCGAATATGAACAGTACAAGAATCCGGGAGCCGTGCAGGATACGACGTTCGACCCGAACTACAGAAGCAGAAATTATCAGACGCCGGGGCAGAACGCGGCGTTTGAGGCATATAAAAATGCGGTAAACGCAACGCAGAAAACAAGAAATGGCGTGGCTGTTTCCGGGAAGGTTTCGGAGCAGGAATACAGCAGGTCGCCTGGCATGCAGAAGCAGTACGGGACGTACCAGAATTATCTGCGCGGCGTGGAGGCGGCGCAGGGGCTGAAGCTTGGGACGCTGGCGCTGCAGGGACAAAGCGCACTGCTGGCCGGCCGGTTTGCGCCAGCCACGCAGCAGGTGCGGGAGGACGTGGATGCGTTCCACGCGGAAAGCCAGCAGAAGGGAAGATTCGGGTTCGGGACAGGAAAAGAGCTGAAAGAGGGGCAGCGCGGGCGCGGGAAGGTATCCGAACAGGAGTTCAACCGGTCCGAGGCTATGGTGGCGCAATACGGCTCGTATAGCAATTATCTGCGGGGTGTCTATGCTGGATATGACGAGGCTGCAGCTGCGGGAACAAAGCGGCGCGCAGAGGCTGCGCTTGCAGAAGGGAAGGTCTCGGAGGCGGAATTCAGCAGGGCTCCGGCTATGGTAGAGCAGTACGGCACGTACAGGAACTACCTGAACGGTGTGCGGAAATCTGACGATGAGATCACCAGGGAGCGGGCAGCAAAGCGGATCGAGAGTCTCGGGATCTCCGATACACTCGAGCAGTATTATAACGCTGAGGGCGAAGAGCAGGCACAGCTGCGCCAGCAACTGGCGGATAAGGGCGTTACGGGTACGGAACTGAACGAGTGGCGGAACACGGTGTTCAACCAGGCGGGACAGTTCATCGGCGATCTGGCGGCTGGGTTCTTCCAGGGCGGCTTGCTGCAGAATATGTCCGGCATGGAAGGTGCGCTGGCCGGACTGGAAAACGCGGCGAATGGGACCGTCGCCTGGGCACTGGATGATCTGTCGAATCCGCTGCCGAGCGGAAAGCTGAAAACGGGGATCAAGAGCTTTGCAAACCAGCTCGCAAATGCTGACTCCCGGCACGAGGAAAACGCGAGGAAGCTGCAGGAGCAGAATGCACAGGTCATGCAGCAACTGACACAGGGACATTCCCAGGCCGCAAAGTGGATCATCGAGCAGATGCCGAGTGCGGGCAATATGCTGCTGAATGTCGGAACAGCCGGCATGGCTGGCGTTCCGAACCTTGCGGCGCTGGGCACGACGGCGGGCGGCAACGCATACATAGAGGCCAAGAACGACGGGGCAACAAACGAGCAGGCGCTGGCCTACGGTATCGTAAACGGGTCGCTGGAAGTGCTGTCCGAAAAACTGTTCGGCGGCAACCCACTTTATGATACCGACGCGGGGCTTGTCAACCAGCTGGTGGCGAAGCTGACGGACAACAAGACCATTATGCGGATCCTTAACAGCAAGGGCTTCGACCTGCTGTCGGAAGGCCTGGAAGAGGTCGTGACGGAGATCACGGAGCCGTGGGCGCAGGCGCTTATCTACGCGGGAAAGGAAGCAGAGTTCGCAACGTGGGAAAGCGTGGCAAATGCGTTCGCAGGCGGCGTCTTTTTGTCGGTCGTCGGTAATCTGGCCGATCTGCCCGTCAGCATGCGCAACCGAGAAGTGCAGAGCGTGATCAATGACGTCACGGAGCGGGTGCTTTATCAGGCAGAGCAGGTGGCGGACGCGGGCGTACAGCAGGCCGTGGCCGATGTGCGCGAGAAGATGGAATACGGCGAGGACGTCACGGCCGAAGATCTCGGGAACGTCTTGAACGCCATGTCGGAGGCGGACGCAGAGGTCGACGCGGAGACCGTGGAGGCAGAGACTGCACAGGCACAGGAGCAGGCGCAGGCCGAGGCGCAGGAACGGGCGTTCCAGCGGTTCCGGGAGGCAACCGAAGAGGGGGAACGGAATCAGGCGGTATTCCGAGAGGCAACGCAGGGCCGATATGAGACCGGCAACGCGGATCCGTATGCGGAACGCGGAACGCAGTTTGACGTCAGTGACGAGCGCAGTGCGGTCTACGCAGCAGAGGAAGCCGGGGAGATCAGCCACGCGGAGGCGGAAGCGGCGCTGAACACGCTGGACAGCGACGAGGCTGTGAACCGGATGGAGGCCGCGCATGTAGAGGCCGAGAAGACGAGACAGGACGCGCGGGACAAGAAGGATGCCGCGACGGCGGTCGAGCGGCTGCGGACACAGCAGGAGCAGGCAGACGCGGAGCTGCGCCGGGCGGAGGCAAAGAGTGACCGGGCGGCGCTGGCAAAGGCAGCTGTGCAATACGGCCTGCCGCAGACACTCGGGAATGCGCTGCCGGAGCATTATGCGGAATACAGGAATAAGAATCTGGGGCCGCTGAGCGCGGCGGAGTACGCCGACGCGGTGCATGCGGCGTATCAGGCGGGCAGGGATGGCCTGAACCTAAACGCGGCGCAGAAGGCCGCGCAGAGCGTCCAGCGGGAAGTAGCAGAACAGGCGTGGAACGCCGGAAAGGGGAACAATGGAACAGCAAAGCAAAATGCTCCTGATGACAGCAGCAAACGGGATGCGAGTATGGATACCGGAAGATCGGGTGGAGCAGTGGCAGAAAGCGCAGGCCAGACAGCAAAGGGACAAAGCGAGCGGAGCCGCCTCGCGGAAAGAATTGAGCTCGAAAATCGCGTCCGCGCTGCGAAGCAGCCGTACCTGAGCGGGCAGGATATCGGCGTCGAGAAGGGGGCGGCGGAGAAGAGCCTGCAGGAGGTCCCGAAGAAATTCTGGACAAAATCGATCGACCAGGCAGACGCGGAGCTGCGGAAGGCGGGATACGAGGATATCCATTTCTTCATCGGGAAGATCGGCGTCGTCAACCAGAAGGCGCAGGTGGTACGGTATGCGAACGGTATGCGGACGGGCAGCAGCGTCTGGGTGTGCGCAAATGACAAGGCGTTTACCGTCGAGCAGATCGCGCGGCACGAGGCGTTCCACAAGATGGCGGAGGATGTACCGGGCGTTCTGGAAGCTGTCCGCGCACAGATCGCATCGGAGCTGGACGATGAGGGCTTGCAGGCGCTGGCGCTTCGATATGCGGAAGCGTATGAGGGGTGCTATGGCGAGGACGAGATCGACCGGTATATTGGAGAGATCTGCGCAGACGCCTATGCAGGGATAGAGCGTTTCGGCGAGGAGAGCAAACAGGCGGCAGATGCCGTATGGCAGACCCGAGGGACTGAAACGGGAACAGAAAAACCGGCCAGCCCGAGAGGGCCGCCGGAAGAATACAGCATTGCAAACACAAGGAAAATGCCGTGGAAGGAGCAGGTGCAGGGCTATTTCAAAAATGACAAAACGATCAAAAGCAGTGATTCTTTGTATCTTGGAGAAAGCGATGTCTCCGGGGTGGCAAATTCACCGCTTTACGTACCGACAAGCGTCATTACGAAGGCAATCCGACCGCCGAAGGGAAGCCGGAGCGCGCATTCGCTTACACAGGCAGATATCCTGAAATTAGAGAGCGGGATCAAAAACGCAGCGGCTGTCATTGTAAATCCGGAGAGAAACGCAATCGTATATTTGACGGGAAACCGGGATTCGGCAGGCAACTATGTAATTGCTGCTTTTGACATGAACAATGATTTGTTCGGGGAAAACGCGCACAAAGCGACGTCTATTCACGGACGGGAAAACATCGCGGCGATGCTTGAAAAGATCGGAGACGGAGCAACGATCTTCGTGAAAAACGAAGACAAGCTCAACCAAATGCTGCCCGGCAACCAGATATTAAAGTCTCTGGAGCTGCTGGCAAAGGTTGAACTTGACGAACAAAGCATAGCAGAACAGAGAGAAAATGTCAATACCGATTTTTCCATAGAGGCGCAGGCGGAGACGGATAATGCGACGGCGGAGCAGGAGACAGAAACCAGAAACCTCACGATGGACACGATCCCGAAGAAGGCGCAGAACTATCTGAACGGTGCGGCGAGAAATCTGGCGGCGGCGCTGCAGCGGCAAACGAGGCTTCCATTTGCAGACCATAGTGCTGAGATCCGGGACAGCCTAAAGCCCCTGATGAACGAATATCTGCAGACAGGCGATATCCGTCAGGAGACCATAGACAAGAGTTTTAACGAAGCGTACACAAAGGGCGTGGAGCTGGAAAAGGAGCTCTACGAGAAGACAAAGACGCTCGCGCAGGGGCTGCGGCAGACGCCAATCACGCTGAACGAGAAGGAACGGGCGGCACTCAGAGGCTATGATGTATTCAAGAAAACCACAAAGGGCCGACTGTATGTGGTGAACGAGGGCGGAAGATCGGTCAATGCAGTCTATCAGGAGATGAGCCGGGCAATGCCGGAGGTTTTCCCACGCGGGGCGAAAGGAACCGAAGAGCAGATTCTGACGCTGCTGGCTGGCTCACACAGGCTGGATCTTGCGAAAAGCAATGCGGAGGGCGCTGCCGGAAGGTATGCCGAAGAGTACAAGCAGACGGCAAAGCAGGACTATGAAAACGGCGTAAGAGATATGATGGGAGACCTGCGTGTTGCAAGGAGGTACGCGGAAGCGCAGGCCAGACGGATGGAGCCGTTCGTGGCACCGAAGAGCTATGACGAAGTGCAGGAGCTGTACAGCCAGCAGAACGAACAAAGACGCGCCTATGAGCGGGTAGACCGGCAGTATCTGTTGACGGCGGAGGACCGGAAGGTCGTGAACCGGCTGCTGCGCGGCGACATTACGCCGGAGAAGGTCACAGGGAGGGAAAACGCCGAGGGGATCCTTGCGGTCTATGAGGCGAAGGCCGATTACGACCTGACGACGCTCAAGATACAGGAATGGAGGAAGAGCGTCAAGGCGGAGCGGATGGAGACGGCGAGGAAAACGCTCGGGAACATCAGCGAGGCGAAAGATAAGAAGGCCGGGATCTGGTATAAACGCGAGACACAGGAGCGCAATGCGCGCGACATCTTCAAGGCGGACACAGCGGAGAGGATCATTGACCATTATTTCCGCCCAGTCCACCATGCGGCGGCAGAGGAAACGCGGCTCAAAAACCGGATGAAGGGCCAGATTGAGGCGCTGGGGCTGAAACGACACGCCGTGAGAGGTGACCGGGTCAGCGAGAGCGCGGCGGTGCAGATCCTTGGAGAGGCGCAGGACAATATCCGTGTGCTGGAGGCAAGCCGCGGGCGGCTCAAGGCAAGGGAAGGACGGACGCTGCAGGAATGGGATGCAGTCGTGCAGGAACTCTGGAAAACGAGCCCGCATCTTGACAAGACGCGGATCGAGAATGCGGTGCAGGAATTTCGGGGCATCTATGACGAGCTCTTCCAGATGATGAATGAAGTGCGTGTGAGAAACGGGTATGCACCCATCAATTACCGGAGCGGATATTTCCCACATTTTCAGGTCGGCGCGTCGGATGGCATTCTGAATCTGATGGGCGCGGCAATGGGCATTGACGCCGGCATCGAGGTATTGCCGACGGACGTCAAGGGCATCGTCCAGTGGATCCTGCAGCAGAAGAAAAATGGGAAGCAGGAGCAGGGCTCCGACGCGCTACCGACGACGATCAACGGCAGGACCGGCGGCTTCAAGCCGGGCATTACATGGTTCGGAAACTCTCTGGAGCGTACCGGATTCCAGACGGCCTATGATGCGGTCAAGGGTTTTGACAAGTACATCGAGGGCGCGGCGAAGGTCATCTTCTACACGGATTCCATTCAGAACCTGCGTGCTCTTGCGACGGAGACACGATATCTGACCGGCGACGACGGGCTGCGGGAGCGGATCGACGCTGTCAGAGCGGACGAAAGCCTGAATGAAGCGCAGAAGGATGTGTCTGTCGAAGATATCCAGAAAAACGGGCGGTATTCGCTTTCCCGTTGGGCGGCCAATCTGGACGAGTACACCAATTTGCTTGCGGGAAAGAAGAGCGAGCTCGACCGGCCAATCGAGCAGATGACGAGCCGGGACATGTACAGGCTGCTGAACAAGTGGCAGGGGCGCGTAGCGGCAAACATGGTGGCGGTCAACCCGGCATCGTGGCTGACGAACTTCGGCGTCATCCAGCAGGCGGCCGCGCAGCTGAATGAGGACAGTCTCATGAAGGCCAGGGCACAGGCAGCTGCAAACACGTTCAGGAATGACGGATTTGAAGAACGCAGCGATTTTTTGACATCTAGGCGCGGAAGCAGTATGCTCGTGAACGGCTGGGTGGACAATGCGAGCGCTGCGCTCTCGAAGCCGATGGAGGTCATCGATATGTATTCGGCCAACGTCATTGTGCGCGCACGGTATATGGACAATCTGCGCAGGGGCATGAGCGAGGAATTCGCCATGCAGGAGGCCGACGAGTTTGCCGCAGGCGTCATGGCGGACCGCAGCAAGGGCGCACAGCCGACGCTGTTTGAATCCAGAAACCCACTGACGAAAATGTTCACGCAGTTCCAGCTGGAAGTCAACAATACGTTTTCTTATCTGTTCAAGGATCTCCCGAGAGAACAGAGAAAGAGAGGCGTGGCAGCGGTGGCGTTCACGATGTTCATGTATCTGCTTCGCAACTGGTTCTTCAATGAAGGGTATGAAAAGATGATCGGCAGGCGGCCGATGTTCGATCCCTTCAATATGATCACAGAGACGGTCGGGAACTATACCGGATACACGGTCAACAATATGTGGGATGCCATCGACGGGACAGAGGACGGAATCGTCACAAAGAAGGAAGCGAAGGGCGCAGGCGCGGCGACGTGGGACACGATGGTCCGCATTGGGCAGGAGATCCCGGGAATCGGAGGCCTGCTCGGCGGCGGGCGTCTGCCGTTTGCGAGCACGATGCCGGATGTGGAGAACATTCTGAACCTGCTGGATAAGGATATTCCGGGGGATAAGAAATGGCCGAAGGTCGCAGAGGCGCTGAAAGCACCGGCTGTGTACTGGCTGCCGCCGTTCGGCGGCGGGCAGGCGAAGAAGATCTACGAGGGCAGCAAGGCCGTCGTCAACAAGGGAAGCTATAAGCTGAACGGAGACGGCGAAGAACAGCTGCAGTATCCGGTGTACACGGACAGGAAGGGAGACCTGATCCGCGCATGGACATCGAACATCCTGTTCGGCAAGAGCTCTACCAAGGCTGCCCGTGATTGGGTGGAGAGCGGGTTCCAGTCGCTCAGCGTCAAGGAGACGAAAGCCTATCAGGCAATCACGGAGGGCGGAGAGGACCAGAGGAAAACCTACACGTTCGTGCAGGCAATCAAGAACGTCGAGAAGGAATACGACAAGAAAATGCTGCTCAAGAGCTACAGCATCAGCGATACGGCAAAGACGGCGTATTTCTATCAGGTGTTTGCCAACGAGGACCAGCAGAAGGAGATGGACAAGCTCGACGAGCAGGGCAAGATCGACTTCATGAAGAAGTACCTCGCGGAGGCCGAGGACAACCACAACCGGGACGAGCTGCGCGACGCGGCGGTCGCCGGGACGGTCACGCAGGAGAAAGCCATCCAGCGGATGGTCGCCAACGACTGGGCCAAGAACGAGGATGACGCATACTGGAAGTACCGCGAGTGGATCCGGAAGGCGGACGACAAGGACTACAAGATGTACGACGATTTCCTGAACGCGATCGAGGCGGGCGGCGACGTCAAGGAGGCAGCGAAGGAATACCTTGAGCACGGAAAGGAAGCAAAGGATCTCAGCAAACAGATCACGACGGCGTACAAGGAGCAGTACCTTGCCGCGACGCCGGAGGAGCGGAGAAAGCTCAAGCAGAAGCTGCTCGAGATCTATGCGGCGCTGGGCTTCAACCGGAAGGAGAAATCCAAGGATATCGACAAATGGGTGAAGGATGCCGCAAAGGAGAAGAAGGACAAGTAAAACAAGAAGGCCGGGGCAGATGCCCCGGCCTTCGGTTTTGGAGTTACTGCGCTTTTTCCAGCTCCGCGAGGCGCTGGCTGTGCAGGTGGACGACGGATTTGAGGAAGGAGACCTCTTCTTCGAGTTCCTCGACGCGGCTCTTCGGTGCGAGCGTCTCACGGAGGGCCTGCTGGCCTTCGATCAGGAGGTCCAGCTTCTTCATGACGCTGCTCTCGATGATGACGCGGGTATTCGCGGCGGACTGCTTAAGCATGTCGTCTTTGGCCTGGTCGATCATGGATTGGATTTTCTCAATATCTTTTTCGTCGAGCATGGGGAAGCCTCCTTGTATTTGATGGAACCAGTATAGCACCGGCGGGCGGGAATGGCAAGCGGAAAGTGCTGCGTGCGTGGGGTGAATCCGGCGGCTGGGTCTGCTACACTGGATGAAAAGGAGGGATGCGGCATGGCGACGCCAATTCCGGGGGCTTATCCGAGCCCGAGGATAGACAAAGGGGTGCTGCGGTGGTACGAAGGGGACACGTTCTCGATCGTGCTGCGGTTCGACCTGAAGGACCAGGACGGCGAGGCCGTCACGATCGGGACGACGGACAGCATGGCGGTCGTGTTTCTGGACGATACGCGGCAGACCGTCCACACGTTCAGCTTTGCGAAGGTGGAGAACGACCAGGTCACGCTGAACTTCGACGCGACGGTCACGGCAAAATTCACGAAGGGAAAGTACACCTACGATATCCGGTACACGCACGGCGACAAGACGACGCTGGCGAGCGGGAATCGGGCATTCGTGGAGTAAGGAGCAGGTATGAGGGTAGAAATTCCGAATCAGATCACAGTGACGATCGGCGGACTGATCTCCCGCGGGGTAAAGGCCGTGGAGGTTACGGACGCGGGGAGGCTGGTGTTCACGCTGACGGACGGCAGCGTGATCGATCTTGGCTCGGTCATGGGCCCGCAGGGGCCGAAGGGCGAGACGGGACCGGCGGGGCCGCAGGGGCAGACCGGACCTGCCGGCGCACAGGGCGAGACCGGCGAGGCGGGCGCGAGCATTACGTCGATCACGAAGAAATCGCAGAGCGGGACGACGGCGACGTACACGATCGCGCTTTCGGACGGGAAGACATTTGATTTTGATGTCGAGACCGTCAAGGGTGAGAAGGGCGACACGGGCGCGAAGGGTGACACCGGAGCGCAGGGCCCGAAGGGAGAAACCGGCTCACAGGGGCCAAAGGGCGAGACAGGCCCGCAGGGCGAGCAGGGGCCGAAGGGCGACACCGGCGCGACCGGCGCGGAAGGCCCGAAGGGCGCAACCGGCGACACTGGCCCGAAGGGAGAACGCGGCGAAAAGGGCGAGAAAGGCGAGAAGGGCGACACGGGCGCGACTGGCCCGCAGGGAGAAACCGGCCCGCAGGGGAAGACCGGTCCGCAGGGCCCGGCAGGTCCGCAGGGACCGAAGGGAGACACTGGCTCCGGATTTGTGGTCAAGGGCTACTATGGCTCGGTCTCTGCACTGCAGACATCGGTGCAGGATCCGGCGGTCGGAGACGCCTACGGCGTGGGCGCGGCTGCACCGTATGACATTTACATCTACGACGGCGTGACGAATGCGTGGGTCAACAACGGACCGCTGCAGGGTGCGAAGGGCGAAAAGGGAGATCCGGGCGAACGGGGGCCGAAGGGCGAACCGGGCGACACCGGCCCGGCGGGCGCAAGCGGAACGGACGGCATAACCCCGAGCATCGGAGAGAACGGAAACTGGTATCTCGGGACGACTGATACGGGAAAGCCTTCGCGCGGCGAGAAGGGCGATAAGGGAGACAAAGGCAATCCCGGCGCAAAGGGCGAACCGGGCGAGACTGGACCGCAAGGACCTACGGGTCCGCAGGGTGAGACGGGGCCTCAGGGGCCAACGGGTCCGGCCGGAGACAACGGTGCGCCAGGCGCAAATGGCGTGACGCCGACGATCGGCACGAATGGAAACTGGTATCTGGGCGAGACCGACACCAAGAAGCCATCGCGCGGCGAGAAGGGCGACACCGGCGCGGCCGGAACGACATTCACGCCGTCGGTCTCTGCGGACGGGACGCTCAGCTGGACGAACGACGGCGGGAAAACGAACCCGGACAGCGTCAACATCAAAGGCCCGCAGGGCAATCCGGGCGAAAAGGGCAACCCAGGAGAGACCGGCGCAAATGGCGCAGACGGCGTGACGCCGACGATCGGCGAGAACGGAAACTGGTATCTCGGGACGACTGACACGGGAAAGCCTTCGCGCGGCGAGAAGGGCGACAAGGGCGATCCCGGCGCGCAGGGGCCTGCGGGCGCAACGCCTGTCAAGGGGACGGATTACTTTACGGCGGCGGATAAGGCCGCGCTGGTGCAGGACGTGCTTGCCGCGCTGCCAGAATGGACAGGAGGAAACTATTGATGGCATTGGATAAAGCAGTAGATTCCGCGCAGCTGAACGCCGACCTGACGGCGGTTGCGGACGCCATCCGCACGAAGGGCGGCACGTCCGCACAGCTTGCGTTCCCGGATGGGTTCGTGAGCGCGGTGCAGGCCATCAAGGGCGCGCCCGACTTGCAGATCGTCGTCACGACCAGCGCGGGTGCGACCGTCACGGCCACGAAGGGGAGCAAGACGGCTTCCGGGACGGCAGATGCGAGTGGAAACTGCACGTTGATAGTCGATGAGGTTGGAACATGGACGGTAACAGCAGCGACAGCAAGCACAACAAAGACGGCAGATGTTGTGGTTGGGACAGCTAATGTCGATTTGGTCATGATCGACCCCGTGTTCGGAAATAACAGCTGGGCTACAATTATTAAGGCCTGTCAAGAGAAACAAGTTCCCAACACATGGAACGTCGGCGACAGCTGCAACATGACGATCAACAACAAGACCTACGCGATCGACATCATCGGCAAGAACCACGACGATTATGCCGACGGCTCGGGCAAGGCTCCGCTGACATTCCAGATGCACACGACCTACGCGACGCAGTATAAGATGAACGGCGCAGAGGATAACAGCTGCGGCTGGAAGAACTGCCTGGTGCGGACGTCCAATGCGTTCCCGGCGCTGAAGAAGGTGATGCCGGCGGAGGTCGGGGCCGCGCTGAAGGCCGTGACAAAGAAGACCACGGCAGGCGGCGCGAGCTCGGCCATCGACACGACGGAGGACACGCTGTTCCTGCTGTCGGAGATCGAGGTCCAGGGAACGCGGACATACTCCTATGCGGGCGAGGGCACGCAGTACGAGTATTACAAGACGGCGGCCAACCGGAAGAAAAACCGTGCATGGTATTTGCGCTCGCCGAGACTCAACAACACCAGCTGCTTTGACAGAACGGGATGGAACGGTGAGGCGGACTGGAGCGTCGCGTCCGAGGTGGACGGTATCGCGGCGGCATGGTGTTTCTAATCATGTAGATATGATCTTTAAGGTCATTCTGATAAACAAGCCGACGGGCGTTAAGGAGCTTCTATGAGTACGGTTATTGACACCCTCATCACCGACCGAACGGCAGCGGACGTCGCACGCGTGCACGAGTTGGCCGTGAAGGGCTACGCGGGCATGACGGCAGCGGAGCTGGCGGAGTGGCTGGCGGGGATGAAGGGCGCATACAACGCCGTTGACCTCAACCGCGTCGGGACGGCGCTGAACTACCTCCGCGACCGCCTGACCGGCGTCTGCGGCAGGGATATCACGTGGCAGGCGAAGACAGAAAAGAGGTAAAAACATGGATGCTGGAACCATCACGATCATCTGCGCCGTCCTCGGCTCGTCCGCGCTGACGACGGTCATTCAGGCCATCGTCGGCACAGCGCAGAAGAAGAAAACACAGGTAGACTCCCAGGGCGACCATCTGGCCGAGATCGACAAAAAGCTCGGGAAAATGCAGGAGCATCAGGACGAGCAATATCTCGCAATTCTCCGGCTGACCATCATGTCGGAAGAAATGCCAATGGCCGAGCGCCTGATCGCCGGGCAGAAATACGTCAAGCTGGGCGGAAACGGCGATGTAAAAAAGTTTTTGCACCAGCTCGAGAAGCAGTGTGAGCACAATGGAGTTTAGCAAGAAGTGGCTGATCTGCAGCGCGCTCGTCAGCCTCGCACTCATCATCGCCTGCGCGGCAGGTGCAGACCTGACGGAGATCACGCTTGCGGTGCTGGCTGAAACGACGGCTTCCAGCGGATTCTATCTCTGGAAGGCAAAGAACGAGAACCGCGCGAAGTACGCGCAGAAGTACATGGATAAATGGGCCGATAAGTACGGCCCGGAAGCGGCAGCACGCATCGCGGAGATCGTGCTGAAAGATTGAAAGGAGCATACATATGGACTACACGCAAATCATCTCGGCAGTGATCGCGCTCATCAGCGCACTCGTCTCGGCATTTCTGATCCCGTGGCTCAAAACCAAGATCGACGCGGACAAGCTGCAAACGCTCCGCACTTACGTTGAGATCGGCGTAAAGGCGGCGGAGCAGCTGTACACCGCGACGGACGGCGCGGCGAAAAAGGCGTATGTTGTGAACTTCCTCGCCGAGAAGGGCATTCAATTTGATGTGGAAACGATCGATAAGCTGATCGAGGCCGCCGTGCTGCAGCTGCACCACGAGTTGTACGGGAGTGAGCGGGCATGAGCGTTATGAAAGCCTCCGAGCTCGTCAGGCGGCACATCGACGTCGCGAAGAACTATAAAACCGTGTACATGTGGGGCTGCTTCGGCTCCCCCGTGACAAACGGAATTATCACGGAAAAGGCGAACCAGTACCCGGACTGGTACGGCGCGGCGAAGCAGGCAAACCTCCGTGCGCTGATCGGCAAGGGCTACTTTGGCTTTGACTGCGTGAATCTCACAAAGGGGATCCTGTGGGGCTGGAACGGCAACAAAAACGCCTACCACGGCGGCGCCCGCTACGCCGGAAACGCCGTCCCGGACGTCTCCGCAGACGGCATGATTGCCAAGTGCAAGGACGTATCCGCATCCGGCTGGGACAAGCTCGTCCCAGGCGAAGGCCTGTGGATGCCCGGACACTGGGGCATGTACATCGGAGACGGCTTGGCCGTTGAGTGTACGCCCATCTGGGATAATGGCGTGCAGATCACCGGCGTCGGCAACATCGGCGTCAAGGGCGGCTACAACAGCCGTGTGTGGAAGAAGCACGGAAAGCTCCCGTGGGTCGAGTACGACACGGAAACCGTCGACAAGGCCGTCGAGGACGCCAAGAAGACAATCAAGGCAAAGGCCGGACTGGCAGACAGCACAATCAAGTATCTTGCCGATTACAAATACGGCGACGATCTGCTGAAAAAGCTGGCTGCGGCGATGAAGTAAGCCCTGCCCGGCGGCGGGCCGAAGGGAGTGACGAAAGCATAACTGCGCGACTGGCTCTGCCGAAGGAGCTGGAACACCTCACGCGCAGCGACTGGGAGCGCGTCACTGACGAGGGACTTTTGGACGTGATCGATCGGCAGATCGTGAAGCTTTATATCGTGCGCAGGCTCCCGCAGCTGGACGCGGCCGCCGAGATCGGCGTCGACCGCAAAACCATCTCCCGTCGCCTGCCACACATCTACAACACCGCCCGCCGTCTGGTAGGGAAAACGGACAAAGAGAAAGCGCCATGAGCAACGGCTCATGGCGCTTTTTCTATGCCCGAATGTCCCACAGATGGTACACAAATGTCCCCCAGCGGGGACGGGGAAACGCTAGAATGGTAGCAGAAAGGGGCGATACCGCATGGCGTACAACCCGTACACGGGCCGCTGGGAGATGGACGGCGCGCAGCAGATCCAGCTGCAGCCCATGCCGCGGCCGCAGGGCCCGCAGCTGCCGCCGCAGCCGCCGAAGCTCGGCGTGCTGACCGTGGCCAGCGAGGCCAGCATCAACAACCTGCAGATGCAGCCGAACGACAACGCGCTCGCGCTGCACGAGACCGAGAACCTGCTGTACTACATCCGCACGGACAGCATGGCGGCCAAGACCATCGCGCGGTTCCGGATCTTCCCGGAGCCGACAGAAGAGGAAAAGGCGGCAAACCAGCTGCAGGAGCAGCTGAAACAGATCACGGCCGGCCTGCAGAGCATGGCCGGGAAAATCGAAGAACTGGAGGGAAAGCTCAATGCAAAATCCGATTATGGCCCTGATGGGCGGAAACGGCGGGGGAAACAAGCTGCTGAACGGTCTGCTGCAGACAGCGAAGACGACGCTGCAGGGGCAGAGCCCGCAGATGGTGCTTAGCTTCCTGGCCTCGCAGCCAGGCTTTGAGGCGTGGTTCGAGGCAAACAAAAACAAGACGGTCGGCGAGCTCGTCGGCCAGATCGGCAAGTGATACCGCGCGAAAGCGCCTATCAAATTTCATTCCACCCAGAAAGGAGGGAAAACCATGGATAAGGATTATGGCTTCGGCGGATGGGGCATTGTCATCCTGATCGCGCTGTTCTTCCTGCTCTTCGCGGGCAGAGGCTTCGGCGGCAGCGGCGAGAGTGCCCCGGCGACGCAGGCCGACGTACAGCGTGCAACGGACTTTGCAGCCCTCGAGCGCCAGAACAACGAGGGTGTCGCGGCAACGCGCCAGAGCGCATACGACGTCACCAGCGCCGTCAAGGACAACGCCTACAACATCCTCGGCGAGCTGCGCGATTTGCAGTCCGTCACGGAGAGCGGCATCTCTGTGCAGCAGAAGTGCTGCTGCGACATTCTCCGCGCGATCGACGGCGTCAACTACAACTCCAGCATCAACGCGTGCGAGATCAAGACGGCCATCCACGCCGAGGGCGAGGCGACCCGGACGCTCCTGCAGCAGCAGGAGAACCAGCGCCTGCGCGACGAGCTCGCGCAGAGCAGAGCCGCGAACAACGACTACATGCAGTCGCAGTACATCCTCGGCCAGCTGGGCAGGTACTACCAGAACCCGCCCTGCAATCCGTGCGGCTGCGGCGGCTGACGCGGACCCATCCTGATATAGCTATCCGGGGCATAATGCCCCTTCACATAAGCCCAAACGGAAGGAGTAATGAAAATGGCTTGTAATAACGGCAATGGAAATCGGGCGTATCAAAAATCATGCGTCCGATATTTTAATAACGCGCCCCAACTGCTCGCGGCAGACAGCGAAAACGTGCTGACGCTGGCCGGGGCAAAGGTCGTCAATTCCGGTTCGTCCATCCAGGTCGAGCCGCAGAGCTACGACACGGTCAAGATCGGCCTGTATCATCTGGCCGCAGATGCGGTCATCGCGGCGACGGCAGCGGGCGTCCTGACCCTGCAGTGGTACATGGACGGCGTCGCGCTGCCCTGCACGCTCAAGCGCGTCACGCTGCCGGCATCCGGCAATGCGGAGATCCACACGGAGACGGATCTGGAGCTGTCCGGGTGCTGCTGCTGCGTCAATCATACATTCACGCTCGTGGCGACGACCGACAGCACGGCCGCAGGCTCCGTGATCGAGCTTTGCACGGGGCTGCTCAAGCTCGCATGAGGTGCTATCATGCAGGCGTATAAAGACAAACTCCACGCCGCGCTGCGGGAGATCGCGGAGTGCCCGGTGTCCATGCGTACGGTCGAGCAGGCCGCAGCAGTCACAGATCTGCTGTGCCGGCTGGATAAGCTCGAGGACCACGACGAGCCGGAGACGGCCACATTTGATCGCGAAACGGCGATGCAGTGGGCAGCAAACATGCAAAACGCCGACGGCACGGCAGGCCCGCACTGGACGATGGAACAGACAACGGCCGTGGCCGAGAGCATGGGCATTCAGGCGCCAGCGGTCCCGCGCTGGGCGTGGGGCGTAACCATGAACATGATGTACTCGGATTACTACCCCGTCGCCGTAGAATTCGGACTCAACCGCCCGGAGTTCTACGCCGCGCTGGCAAAGGCGTTCCTGCTCGATAAAGACGGCCCGGGGCCGGAACAGAAGCTCATGGCGTATTATGAGAATATCGCAAGGAGCTGAGAACACAGAAAAGGGACTGGACACAGAATAAACACAGTTTGCAAATTAACATTGAAAATACAGTGTTTTTTCAGAGTTCGAGTCTCTTCAGGTCCACCAAAGATAAAGACGCAGGAATTTAAATTCCTGCGTCTTATTTTTTATCTTTTTTGGTAGAATAGCATTTAAAAGACGGATTATTTATGATTGAACAAAACTTTTTGCGAGAATTGCAAAGTAGCAAGACGTAGCATATCCTAGCACGGAAATACACGGGTATGAACACAGTGACCGACACAGTAAAAAAGTGCAATTAAAAGGCCGCGTCCATCTGGGCGGCGACTTTATCAATGCGGGTATCGAGGATGTCGGTGTAGATATCCATGGTGGTGGAGAGCTGCGCGTGGCCGAGGAATTTTTGAGCGAGTTTGAAGTCCACACCGGCCTCGTAGAGTGCGGTCGCGTAGCCGTGGCGGATCTCGTGCGGGGAGACGGTGACACCGGTGCGCTTGCGGTAGGCGTCGAATTGGTCGGTGACGAACCAGCCGGGGAGCGGACTTTTTCCGCCGTCGTTGGAAAAGATATAGCCGTGCTCCTTTTGCGGAAGCGCAGCGGCCAACGCTGGGAGCAACGGGACGGGGCGGATGCCGGCGGCAGTCTTTGGCTCCTTGATCTGGGGCGTCGGGCCGGTATGGTAGACGCTGCGGCGGATGTAGATCCGGCCCTTCTCCCGGTCGATATCCTCGTAACGAAGGCCCTCGGCCTCGCCGCGGCGGCAGCCGGTATAATAGATCAGGAAGGCAAACAGGCCGAAGTCGTCGTTCAGGTTGTCCTTGATCTTCTGGATCTGATCAGCGGGCGGCGCGTGGCGGCGCTTCTGCGGAAGGTTCTTTGGGAGAAGAACTGCCTGCGCAGCGTTAAAAGAGACGTAACCTTCGCGTTGGGCTTTATTTAGGATCTGTCGGATGATCTGGCGCTGGGTGATAACGGTCTTCTTTGCGTGGGTCTTGGCAAACTGGTTGATGTACGTCTCAATCTCTTTGCTTGTGATCGTGGCGACATCCTCCGGGCCAAACTGCGCGACGGCGCGCTCATAGGCAGGGGAATAATTGCGCAGGGAATTCGGCGCAAGCGTTGGCTCGATCTCGTTCCACCAGGCGTGGGCGACGTCGGAGAACGGGACGGTCTTTGGCTTCTCGGCTTCAGCGCGGTAGGCCTTGATCTTGTTCCAGACTTCGCGGTCTGTCTTGCCGCGAAACGCTTTGCGCTTGCCGTTGACTGTGATGATGGATTCATGCAGGCCGTCCGGCCGGACATAGTATTTGGGAATTGGCATCGTAAAACCTCCAAGAATACCGCTCCGGCGCTGGGCCGGGGCGGTTTGATTTATGCGCGGAACCAGCCGATCGATGGGCTGAGTACGTCGGCCACAAGCGCGAGGGCACACAGCGAAAGAATGCCCAAGAGGATGAGCGTCACAAGTCGGTGCATGCGCAGGGACTTCTGCTGCTGAGCAAGCTGTGCACGAAGGGCCGCGGTCTCGGCACGGAGTTTTTCAGCATCGGGAGGCTCGGAAGACTCGGCAGGTTCGTCATGCGGGATGCCGAAATACTCATCCATAGAAACACCCATCTCCCGGCAGATCGGGCCGACCGTGTAAACAGACGGATTTTTGATGTCGCCGCGAAAGAACTGGGAGACGGTGCCGACGGAAAGATCGGTATTTTCGGCGACGTCCTGATTTGTTTTGTGCGGAGTGATCGTCTGCTTCTGCTCACGGCATAAATCAGATAATTTTTCCTTCAAAACATGTCATTCCCCCCAAAAAAGCAAGACGTCTGACTGCAAAAAGCGACTGTAATATCTTTACAAGTCTACCGTGGACAGGCTACCCTAAAGTTACAGACGGCTCCCGGTCGCCTGCGCAAGCAAAAGCCCGCGTCGTTGTTCGGCCAGCGGCGCGGGCGACGCCTACCTATATCTTACAACTTTTGGGAGGCGCGAACAAGAGGCAAAGATTAACAAAAAATGAACGCGGTTTTTGTGGAGAAATGGAGACGGAGATGGAAAAGACGATGGAACAGATTGAAAACATTTTAGAGCGGGCCACACTGGACCAGCTGAAAATCATCCTGCGATTCCTGCGGAACATCATAAAATAAGCGCCGGAACGGGAAACCGTTCCGGCAGGAGCATTAGGGTTTGCATTTTGAACAGGCAGTGTATCCGGCTTTTTCTGCTTCAATCCGGATTGTGCGCTCAACCTCGTGACCTCTGATTGCACTGCAACTTCTAAGGTGATATTTGCTGCCGGAAGGTGTGACCCAGACGGGCTGGGAATCATACTCGGAGAGAGGCTCATCTGAGACGGTTTCGGTTTCTGGTTCAGGGGATGCATCAAGGCCAGCTTGAAACCCGGCGTTATAGCCTTGCAATCGGGCGGTCTCAACGGCGCGGGCAGCAGGGGTGGAATTGCTGCCCACATAGATGCTGAAGGCAAGAACGACCGCAAGCAGAATGATAGCTGCAAAACCACGGAATTTTTGGTACTTCCGGGTGGACTTTTCCAATTCGCTGCGAATAAAGGAAACATATTTCTCGTTGTCGGATTTGTCCTTCGCAGATTGCGCGCGCAGATTGTCACGAGACTTCAATACATCCTGCAGGTGCGCCTTGTCGTCCGCGTACAGCTTTTCGTCGTACTCGTAGCGCTTTGCTGGTACGGAGAGGACTGCATAGGCCTCATTTAGCTGTTTCGACTTTACGTCTGCGACATAGGGACTGCCGTAGAAAACGTCGGGATGAAAGAACTTCATCTGGTCCCGATATGCAGATTTGATCTGATCGGGTGTGGCGTATCTTGGGACGCCGAGGGTATCATAGTAGGTCAAAAAAATGCCCTCCTATTGATCAGTAATGCACAGAGGGGTCACATGGATCACCAGCGCTGGAATCGTCATATCCGGCATAGTACCCGTCATAAAAACCCTCTAAGTATCCATCGGACCAGTCTTCTTCGTGCTCAAACTCAGCGTCGCTATATCCAAACTGATAGCTGTCTTCCCGTACGTGATCAATTTTATTCTCGTATTCTATTTTCATTTCGTCAACATCACTCTGAGAATAGCGATATAGCGAGTTGAATATGCCGAGACCGGCGACAATGAGAATAAAAAGGATGGGCCAAAATGAACCGACACCGAAAAAGTACCAGCAGAAAGCAGTGAAACTTTTCCATTTCTCTTTCGTAAAAACCACCCTCTTCCAAGATACAGAAAAACCCGGGAACGGTCAAGCGTTCCCGGGTTTTTTTGTGTCTTTCGACGAAGGTTTTTTTTGCAATTCCTCGACGAAGGCTTCAATCGCCGCCCATTTTTCCGGCGGGAGGGCCATTAAAAGAGAGATGAAGCGTTTCCGGAAGGAGTCATCCGCGTCGGACATGATATCCGTGACCAGCAGGGCAAGTTCCTCGTTTGCACTGCGCTGGACATACATTTCTCCTTCGCCGTCTTCCAGCCAAGCAAGCGAAACATTGAATTCTCGGCAGATATCCGAGATCGTGCGCTCGGTTGGGACATATGTGCCGGAGCATATTCGAGAGACATGAGCTTGTGTCAGGTGAATGCGATCGGCAAATTTGGACTGCGTCAGACCCTGATCTTTGATTAAAAACGAGATTCGTTCATTCACTGTGTTCATGGATTCACCTTCTTTCTGAAATGAGAGTATCACAGGCACGCATATTTGTCAATCAGAAAATATGTGAAATGTATAAAATAATGCTTGACAATATACGTACCACATGCTAGTCTATACATAACGAATAAACCAAGCGAGGTGAGATCAAAACTCGGACGAGAAAAAGAAAACGCACGCATGGAACCATCATACGTGCATTTCCCTCCGAGTTTTTTTACCAGAACGCGCTGCACCGCCAGGCCCCGCATTCTTTGTGCGGTGATACAGCCCATTTTTTATACAGGGTATGATCCTGCGTGGCTGTACCGGCGTCGGCAATGACAGGCATGAATGGTTCTCATGCTTCTGTGGCGCGCCGCTTCACTTTGGCAGTCCCGGCTCTGCCCCTTGCCCTATCGCATGACGCCGGGGATCCGGTCTGGAACGGGCAAGGTCAAAAGTTTGGTCAAGAGACCACCTCCTTTGAGATTGCCGCAACGGGCATACAGACAGAATATCAGACTGCCAAAGTGAAGTCAACAAAATTAACAGAAGGAGACCAAGTGAAATGCCGGAGGAATGGACAGGCAGACTTATCGGAGATATGCACAACGCAGGCGTCAGCCGGGCGGAGGTCGCTAGAGAACTGGGCGTATCGACCGCATATGTGACGATGGTGCTGAATGGGATACGGACGCCGAAGGGTGCGGAAGAAAAGCTGCGCGCGGCGTTTGAGCGGGTAAAAGAAGCGAGGTGAGATCAATGTCAGAGGAACAGAAGCAGCAGGCCGAGAAGATCTCGGCGGAAATCAACAAACTTACGCCGGAAATGCGTGAGAAAGCGCTGATCTTTATGCAGGGCATGGCTGCCATGGTGCAGCCGAAGAGCGAGAAGAAGGAGGCGTGAGGGGATGCCGAGAGAGCTGGAAGGGTACCGGCCGCAGCTGGAGCTGCTGACCGATATGTTCCCGGGGCGCGCGGCTATCGGGATCACGGAATGCCAGGCGGCGCTGGGGATCGACCGGCGGACGCTGCTGGCCGACCGGCGGTTCCCGGCCCGGCACATTGGGAACAAGTACACGGTGTCGCTCACGGAGCTGGCACGGTGGATGGTGCAGAGATAGGAGGCTGACGCATGGCGAAGGTAAAGACCTACACCCTGACGCTGGATGCGCAGGAGCTGCATGATCTGATCGAAGCGGCGATGGTGTGTGAGTGCCAGGCGGCGCAGATCATCGGCGGGCTGAAGCGCAAGGGGCTTGACCTGGACGCGCAGAAGCTCGTGACGCAAAACGCCCGTCTGGCGCGGCTCGTCAGGCGGATGCAGGAAGCGAAGAAGGAGACAGCATGACAAATTTCGGGAAGACCGTGCGCAAGCGGCTGATCGATCTGGACAAGACGCAGGACTGGCTGGCCGCGCAGGTTGAGGGGACAGGGATCCCCTGCGACAAGACGTATCTCAGCAAGATCCTGAATGGAGCCCGGAAGGGCAAGCAGGTCAAGGCTGCGATCGAGAAGATTCTGGATCTGGAAGGGGGTGCGCTGGGTGGATGAGCTCAAGAAAAAAACGATCGCCGCACTGGAACAGCAGTTGCAGCTGCTGGCCCAGAACGGCGGATCGCCTGCCGGAAAGGCAGAAACGTGCAACGCAATCACGGTCCTGACTGCGCTGCTGCATGAGCTGCGGCAGTTTTAGGAATCAGAGCCGCAATGAGTGTCGAGCCCGCGATAGATGCGGTTAAAAAGCACAGCAATCTGGTCGCCGAGAGATTCATTGCTCGAATCAGTAATGATCAGATTGCCCTTTTCGATCGCGGCAAGCGCGAGCTGAAGCGCAATTTCAGACCTCGTCATATGTTCACCTCCCCTCATATTGACACGATCATTATAAGAGGGGAATAGAGACGTGTCAACAAATTGGACGGAAGAAGATAAGGAGAAACACTATGAGAACCAATCTTGCAGAGCGGCTCGGATATGAGCCGGAGGAAGAGACCAGGGAGCGGCAGGAGCGGCTGCTGGAGGAGCTGCGGTACCGGGAGGCCATGCGGCGGGTGGCAAAGACCTGCTGCGTGTGGCTGGGCGGCGCGGCATTTGTACTGGCGGTGATCGCCGGGTACGCAGAGATGGCCGACGCCTGCGTCGCGACCGGCGCGATCGCGCTGGGCCTGACGACCTACGGGATCTTGTGATGGGCGAACAGAAGATCCCGGTCGAGCTCCGGCCGGATCAGCTGGCAGACATCATCGACGCCGTTCTGGCTTTTGCCGATGACTGCGCCAATGACCGGGAGATCCTGCAGAGCATGCCGCGCGTCGACCGGGATACGGTCGAAGACCTTCTACGGCGCGAGTCGGCGCTGCAAACGCTCGCGGCATGGCTGCAGCACGTACAGGAGGAAGCGGAGTGAATTATTTTGCGCCGCGCATGCGGCCCATCCCGCCGCCCTGCGGCCGGAACTGCCCGGACCGAAGCGGCACATGCCGCGCCGGGTGCTGCACCTGGACGCTCTACGAGAGCATCCGGAACCACATCTACGACGTCAACCACCGAGACAGGGACAGCCTGCAGCCCGACCTTGCAGCGGGAAAGCAGATGGTCCATGCCGACAACCAGATAAGGAGGCGCAAACACATTGCGAAATAGCATCGATTACCCAGGCGAGCGGGCACCGAGGCGCCCCGCCGTGATCGCACAGGCCGGATACACCGGACAGAACCACTTTTCCGTGACCTACGGAGACCAGAAAGTAACCGTCCGCGCCGAGGACGGCTATGCGGCCCTTTTTACCGCCGCCAAGCACTGGGGCTATAAATTCACACGCCCGGAGTACCATCAGAACGCCCGCGCGACCAAGCTCCACTACACGCCGGACACCAGGCCGGGGGCGATGGTATGAGGTTCGTGTGTGACGCCTGCCAGGATATCACGAACATCGAGGCAGACCGGATGGAGATCCAGGGCGAAAAGCTGATGGTGTACAGCCGCGGTGCCATGCTGGAATGGGCGTGGTGCCAGTACGTTGGGAAACAGACCTGTTTCGACCTGGCGGCGTTTGGAGGTGCAAAAGCGGAATGAAATGGCATATTGCAAGTGTCAGCTGGGGCAAGGACAGCCTGGCCATGCTCCTAATGCTGATTGCCAAGGGCTACCCGCTGAATGAGGTGGTTTTCTACGATACCGGAATGGAGTTTGAGGCGATTTACCACACACGGGATCAAATGCTACCCAGCCTGGAGCAGCTGGGGATCAAGTACACCAGACTGGAGCCGGAAAACCCGTTCCTGTTTGATATGCTGGAAAGGCCGGTTTGCAGTAAGCAGAAAGGCACACACCAAGGTTATGGCTGGTGTGGCGGCCTCTGCCGCTGGGGAACCACGGGGAAGCTGAAAGCCATAGACAGGTACGCGGAGGCGCGGGACGCTATGGTTTACGTTGGCATAGCTGCCGACGAAACGCCGCGACTGGAAAAAGAACGGAAGTCGTATAAACTGCACCCGCTGGCGGAGTGGGGCATGCCGGAAGCCGACGCCATGGCATATTGCTATGAAAACGGGTTTTCGTGGCTGGAGGGCACGATCCGCCTTTATGACGTGCTGGACCGTGTTTCGTGCTGGTGCTGCTGCAACAAGAACCTGCGGGAACTGCGGAATATGTATATTTACCTGCCGGAATACTGGGAGCGCCTGAAAGACCTGCAACGGAAAATAGACAGGCCAATGAAAGGCTATTACAAAGGCAAGCCGCGCGGCGTGTTTGAACTGGAACAACGGTTCCGCGCAGAATTGGAACAGGAGGCAAGAGCATGAGTAAAGCTGTTTTGATCAGCATTCGCCCAGAGTGGGCTCGGAAGATCCTGAACGGGAGTAAAACGGTCGAAATCCGCAAGACCGCGCCGAAGTGCGGTGTGCCGTTTAAGTGCTATATCTACTGTACCGCAGGCGGAAAGGGGGCGCTCATGGTGAAAGCCAACGCAGAGGCGCCGGCTATTACGGCGGAATCGGCCTATGAGCGCGAACAGGCGGAGGCGTTTGGATATGAGGACGCCAACGGGAAAGTCGTTGCGGAATTTACTTGCAATAAGATCGGCACGGTCTACCCGCTTTGCATGATCCCCAAATGGGCGACGGTGGATGCCTGCCTCACCTGCGAGGACATATACAAGTATCTGGGCACGGAGCACGGATACGGCATGCAGATCGATGATCTTAAAATTTACGATGCCCCGCGCAAACTGCGGGAATTTTACGCTGTGCCAAATGAGGTAGAGGTAGCGCTCAAGGTAAAACCAAAGCCAATCACCCGCCCGCCGCAGAGCTGGCGGTATGTGGAGGAAGAGATATGGAACGACTGACAATCCCTGATGTGCGGGTAGATGAGCACACGACGCGCAGGAGCGTCATTGACGTACTCGCGGTGCAAGAGCACGCGATGGAGATCTACCACCAATTAAAAATCTACGAGGACATTGCCGAGTTGTGCGGCGGGTTTGACCGCCTCCGCGAGCTTGCCGAGGCCGACAAGGACGGGCGCGTGGTAGTGCTGCCGTGCAAAGTGGGCGATACGGTTTACATGATCGAGCGCATTTTTGACATTGATAATGGCGTGTGCGATGAGATATGCGCCAGAAAGGTAATAGGACACGGCGGGAACAATCTGAATAAATTGTGGCTCGTAGGGAGCGGAGGCATATGCAACGCCTATATTTTCGTTTCGGAGTTTGGCAAAACCGTATTTTTAACCCGCGAAGAGGCCGAGCGGGCGATTCAGGAAATGGAGGGCAAGGGATGAGCTTCAGTAAGAAAAAACGGGAAGCGGTCTATGCGAAGTATGACGGCCACTGTGCCTACTGCGGACGGTCTATCGATATCCGAGACATGCAGGTAGACCACTTCCGGCCGCTGCGAGCGTGGGATATTGAAGAAGCCGGAACAGATGATATTTCAAACCTCATGCCTGCCTGCCGGATGTGCAACCACTACAAGCGGGCAAACATGCTGGAGACATTCCGGCGCTATATCGAGGAAATCCCGCGCAAACTCAGGGAGAACTACATCTACAAGGTGGGAGTTGCCTACGGCAACGTTATCGAGCACGAGAAACCGATCAAGTTTTACTTTGAACAGATTGGAGGGCAAGAAGGATGGCAACGAAACGAATATGTGACCGCTGCGGGGCGGAGATAAACCCCACAAGCTCTGCGACGTATGTAAACGTACGAAGCGCGTTCCATGAGAAATCACCTGATATTGAGATTTGCTGCTCCTGCGCGATGCAAATCAAAGAATGGCTTAAGTCGCGTGTAGAGGAGGGCAAGAAGGATGGCAAAACGTAAAAACATGATGGATATGATGGACATGACGCCGGTCTGTGAGAGGTGCGGGAAGGTCGCGCCGGTGGACGAAAAGCTATCGACTCCGAACTGGACAGTTTACCGGACAAAAGAGCCGTGCGAATGCGGCGGGAAATACACGGCGCGTGCGTTTTTGGACGAACGCGTGCTTTCCTTGTGCGATAAGGAGGCCGACCATGCGACTGATTGATGCGGATGCAGTCTACAACAAGGCGATGGAGAACCACCGAAAGGGCGAAATTGAAGATTGGGAGTTTGACTCGATTATTAACTATCTGGACGGTGCGCCCACCATTAACACCGTAGAAATCGTGTACTGCAAGGACTGCAAACACAAGGTGCGAACCGACGCAAACGGTATTGTCATCTGCTCTGAGGAGCACGGCATGTATTGCCCAACCGAGAATGATTTCTGCAGATACGGAGTGAAAAAGGGAGAAACACCAGAATGAGCGGCCTGCGGTTTGAATCCATGGCGGACATGCCGCCGCGGATGCGGGAGCTGTATGCACGGCAGCAGATCGACCTCTCAGGCGCTGCGGCGCCAGCTCCCCTTCACAAGGGGAGCCATGGGAAGACGAAGTACGGCAGCCGGAAGGATACGCGCGGCGAGCTGCGCTTCGACAGCCAGAAGGAAGCCAGGCGCTATGACGAGCTGATGGTCATGCTGCGGGCCGGGATCATCTCCGATCTGCGCCTGCAGCCGCAATTCACGCTGCAGGAATCTTATGTGACAGAGACCGGTGAGCGCATTCGCGCAGTGCGGTACACGGCGGACTTTTCGTACCGCTTCGGCGGAAAGCTCGTTGTCGAGGACGTGAAGTCGACCGCCACGCGGACCAAGGAATATCTGCGGAACCGCAAATTCATGCGGTCCAAATTCGGGATCGAGATCCAGGAGGTTTAGCATGCCAGAAAAAAACGAGAGCAGCCCGCGCGAGGCATGCGGGCTGCCGAAGCAGGGCAATGCCTGCCCGTATGCAAAGCTCGCGCCGGATCTTTGCGCGCGGTGCGGCTGGAACCCGGATGAGCACGCGCGGCGGCAGGCGCTGCCGCTGACCGAGAACGCCGACGGGCTGCGACACAAGGACATCAGCCAGCCCGAGGATTGATGTCAGCAATCAGCCGGGGACCATATTTTTTCGGACTTATGCCGCGGCCGCTCCGCCATGAGACGGCTGCGGGAGGATCACCCCGGCTTTGCACCCGGCCCGCGACACCTCAAGCCCGCGGGCCGGGGATAAAAAGCGCGTGTGGAACGTGCGCGCGGATGGGAACCGTCAACGTTACCCCACGCCGGGTGTCGGGATCGCCCGGCGGCATCGTGTTACCTCCTTATGTGAAGCTGTCTGAGCAGACAAGGGCAGCTCGCCTGCGGCGACAGGGGGACGCGCAGGCGCAGGCGGTGCAAGTCCGCCCTGCATAGGGGCCGGGAGACCGGCCCCTGACGAAAGGAGAATGGAAATGTCACACGTAGTCGATCTGACGGGCATGGACTTTGGATATTTGCATGTCATCGGGCGGGATACCAGCAAAAAAGGAGACACGGCACACTGGATCTGCCGGTGTAAATGCGGGACCATCTGCAGCAAGGACGGAAGATACCTCCGGAACGGGCATGCAAAAAGCTGCGGCTGCTTCCGGAAAGAACGCGCGGCCACGCTCGTCACCAAGAGGGATCCAGCCAAAAAGCCAAAAACCGAACCGAAGAAGAAAAAATTCGGCCGCGGCCCGCAGCGGGCAGGCTCCGGGATCTGCTACAACCCACTCTGCCCGACGCGCAACAACTACCGCGGCGCCTGGAGCTGCACCGAATGCCGCTTCTGCCCGGAACGAAAATTCACCCGCCAGTCGCGGCGGGAAGTACTTACAATTTGAAGGGAGAATCGCAATGGGAAAGATCATGGAGCTGTTTTATGGCGAGCTCGGCGGATTCCAGACGTCCATGGAGGATGCCGGCTGGTACGTCGAGTTCCGGGATGAGAAATATCCGCCGCGCGTCACCATGGACCAGCTGACGCCTCCGCTGTTTGAGATGACGGCTGACGGCCCGAAGGAAAACGAGCCCGCCTGCATACAGGTCATCGGCACGCCGGACCTGCGCGTCGTAACCACAGGCAAACTGCAGATCGGAAAGAAGGATCTCAACAAGTACATCAACACCGCCCAAAAGCTCCTGCAGCTCTATCTGCACGGGTTTATGCAAGAGCGCAAGGAAATGGAGGCGGCGCAGAATGACTGAAACAGCGAAAATCTATCGAGCCGCAATCGAGGTATTCGGCGGCGATATGCAGGTCGCTGTAGCCATTGAAGAGATGGCGGAGCTGACGAAGGAACTGTGTAAGGCGCAGCGGGTGACATTTGCCGCTCGGGGCGGCCTCGGGGATGGGCTGATCGACAACCACGACGAGATCGCCGAGGAGATCGCGGACGTCCAGATCGCGCTGGAAGAGCTGACGCTGCTGTTCGGAGTCCCGGTGGCAGTGCAGATAGCCAGAAGGCAAAAGCTTGCTCGTCTGGAAATGCGGATCGAGAAGGCAAGAGAGGAACGCGGGGACAATCGTGAGCATACCGCACATTGGGAAGACCCGGGCCAGAAGGGGGATCTGTGGTATGCAAAGCTGAATGGGCCGGGGCCAGACCCCAAAGGAGCGAGAGGTGCGTGGGGGCACTGCCCGAAATGCGGGGCATCAGATTGCGAATGGGACGCTGAGACAGACGTATGCACATGCAAGGCATGCGGATACACGAACTGACCGTTGAAACTGTGGCCGGAATTTCCGGCCACGCTTTGAGCGGGCAGAGATGGGAGGAGCTGAGAATATGGTGAAGAGGCACAAGCGCCGGAAGTTTTCCGGGAGGGTCTGCGAGCAGATCGTGTACACGGTGGCGGGCGGCACGGATCCGAAGACCAGCCGGCCGAAGAAGCCGCGGTTCCAGACGCGGGAAGAGCAGGATGAATTCAACCGGAAGATCTCCGAGGGGAAACTGGAAGCGCTCGTCAATGCCAACTTCGGCCCGACCAGCCTGTATTCCACGCTGACGCTAGACGCCGAGAACGAGGTACATACTGCTGCCGAAATGCGGCAGATTCGGAACAGATTCTATCGCCGACTACTATATAAATACCCAAACGCCAAGATCGTGATCGTCTACGGGCAGGGCAAGTCGACAAGCCGGTTCCATCTGCACATGATCTCGGACGGCATTCCGGAGGATGAGATCGGCAGGATCTGGGGCCTCGGCAGCGTGATCGAGGTTCGGCATTTGCGGGAACACAACTATTACATGGACGAAAATGGAAACAAAGTCGACCACGGCCGGGATTATAAGGCGCTGGCCGACTACCTGCACGGCCACTGGAAAAAGGAATTCGGCGGGCACCGGTACAAGGCCAGCAGAAGCTGCGTCCGGCCGGAGCCGGAGCCCGCGACCGAGGCCGTGCGCGAGTACAGCCCCAAGCATCCGCCCGTCGCCCCGCGAGGTTACATCCTCGTAGAGGCCCGGACGACAAAGTACGGGTATCAATATTATAAGTATGTAGTCGATCCAAGATCAGAGAACAAGCGGAACGGGAGCCGCTTAAATTAAACCTTGTATATGCGTAAGGTTTTAAGACGAAAGGGTGATAGGGACGAGCGACTACTGGCACAGGGAGTATATCTGCCCATTCTGGCAGGCAGCCGGGAAAAAGACGATCCGATGCGAGGGAGAATGCGTGCTCGCATTTCCTGAGCGGCGGGAGACGTCAGACTACATCACGCGATACTGCGCCAGCTTTGACTACGTGCGGTGCAGCATCGCGGCGGCGAAGCTCCGATACTACGAAAGAACAGAATGAGAGCCGAAGCGCATGCGGAACGCCGTATGCGCTCATTCTGCGTGCGTGGGGTGAAAAGATTTTCCGGATACGCTATGCTGAAAAGCAGAAGGGAGGCGTGAGCCATGGCGAGGAAACCGAAGTATGAATCCGTGGAGCAGATCGAAGGGCTGATCGAGGCGTATTTTGAGAGCTGCAAGGGAGAGATCCTGCGGGATGAGGACGGGAGCATCGTTTTCAACCAGAAAGACGGGACTCCGGTCTGGGTGGGGCGGAAGCCGCCGACGATCCCGGGGCTTGCGCTGGCGCTGGGCTTTTCCAGCAGGCAGAGCCTGTACAACTACAAGGCCAGGAAAGAATTTATGGACACGATTTCGCGCGCGCAGACGCGCGTGGAACAATATACGGCCGAAAGACTGTTCGATCGGGATTCTCAGCGGGGGGCACAGTTCGCGCTGGAGTATGGGTTCCGGTATCGCAGAGACGCCGGGGACGAAAAGCAGGATCAGACGCCGCGTGTGCTGCTGGAATGTGACGCGGAGGACGCGAGCGAATGAGAACGCTGGATCTCGGGCGGGCGCAGCCGAAGCAGACACTCTTCCTCAAGGACAAACACCGGCACATCGCCTATGGCGGCGCGCGCGGCGGCGGAAAGAGCTGGGCCGTGCGGACAAAGTCGAAGCTGCTGGCGTTCCGGTATCCGGGCATTAAGATCCTGATCGTCCGAAAGACATACAAGGAGCTGCAGAATAACCACATCGAGCAGCTGACAGCGGAGCTGGCCGGGTTCGCAAAATACAACCGGTCGGACAAAATGTTTCGCTTCCCGAACGGGTCGACGATCTCTTTCGGGTACTGCGCAAACGAAGGGGACCTGGGGCAGTATCAGGGCGCGGAATATGACGTGGTGTTCATCGACGAGGCCGGACAGCTGCAGGAGAGCTGGATCCGCAAGATCAATCTCTGCGTGCGCGGAACGAATGGATTTCCAAAGCGGACGTATTACACGCTGAACCCCGGCGGGCCGGGGCACGCATACTTCAAGCGTGTCTTCGTCGATCGGAATTTCAATCCCGATGAAGACCCGGATGACTATTTCTTCATTCAGGCAAAGGTGGAGGACAACAAGGCCCTCATGGATACGCAGCCTGACTACCTGCGAGAGCTGGAGAATCTGCCGCCGACGCTGCGGGCAGCGTGGAAGGACGGACGCTGGGACGTCTATGAGGGACAGTTCTTCGAGGACTTCCGGGACGTGCCGGAGCATTACAAGGACCGGCGCTGGACGCATGTCATCGAGCCGTTTGAGATTCCGGACGGATGGACGATCTGCCGGAGCTATGACTTTGGCTATGGAAAGCCGTTTTCCTGCGCATGGTGGGCGGTCGACTATGACGGGACGATCTACCGGATCATGGAGCTGTACGGCT